AGATACCACATTAACCTCCTTGTTGAACTTGGGAAATTTGGTGGCGTGGGACTTGACTGGAACCCCGTACGCACGAATTAGGATCTCCTCCCTAGGCCTCCCAACCAGTGTCTCCTTAATCCGCTCGTAGCCACCGAAAGGGTTGTCCTGCGAGTGGAAGTAATGCACGGATGCATTGCGCTTCTTGCTCCTCTGCACATAGGGGACAAGCTCGCCATTTAGCAGTTCAGCCTCGCGGCTCTCTATGCTGGTTGCTCCATCCAAATACTCCTTGATCACCTCCGTGTACCCGTCAATCGGGGTGAAGGTCAGCAACAGTTTTGCGTTGCGGGTTGCCAGTCGGAACCGCAGGGTGTTGATCAACTCAGGGCCAAGCAAATACTCATCCAGCCACACGCCCACATTATGCCAATTAGGAGAGCGAGAACCCAACTCCGCTCCCTCCAAGATGGTCGGGTTGTTCTGGTACTGGGAGTAGGTCTTAAATATGATCTGAGAGCCGTTGGGTAGGATGAGCGATGAGTCAGTAAAGCCATTCTTCTTCGTGTAGCTAATGTATGTCCCGGACGATGTCTGCTTCGTGCGTAGCTCGGCTGGGAGCCAGTCCCACACGGCACTCTGCTGCTGGCGAATGCTAACCTCGGAAGTCTGCGCAAAGCACATGATCTCGGCATTAGGATTTTCAATCGCCGCACGCACCACGGAGAATGCACCCCACTGCGTCTTGCCGCTGCGGTTGCCCCCAAGTGCCACAATCTCGTTTACCTCCTGTAACTGATCCTCTGCCTTCGCCCAGTGGGGGAGTCGGAAGCCAAAGCGGTACGGGTCGCGTTCTGCGTTGTCTACGGCTTCGTGGTAGACCCTGTGAAGCTCGATAAGCTCCTCTGGCTCCATGAGGGAGATTTCCTCATCGGTCGGCGGGGAAAGGATCTGGTGAGATCTCCACTTCATTTTGTCTTGTATGCCCCGGTCTCCATCAGGATATCCTTTATGTGGTAGACGCTGTCGCAATCATCACACCCAAAGGTGTCGTCCTCTGGTGGAAATGACCCACGGTTGCCGCCCACAAGGTGAAGCTCGCGGTGTTTCTTGCGGTTCTGGCAGTGCTGACAGACTCCTATAAATGGCTTTATGTGCTTCCCCAGCACCACATTCCAAACCTTGGCGTTGAACTTCTCGGCCAAGTACGAGGCGTAGGATAGCGTGTGGCACTTGTGCTGAACGCCGTCATGCTCGACCATGTAGTGGCGAACGAGGTTGCCACCGTCCTTGAGGTGGTCTGCGTGTCTTGATTCTGGTTCTGGGATCATGCGACAATTTCAGCCTCGACTGCCTTCGCCTTCACCTTGCTAGCGATGCGAGATTTAGCCTCTGCGATCATCTTGGCGGCATCGTCGATACTCGCCCCCTGCCTGTGTTCCACGACCGCAGTAGCCATGCCAGAGAGTTGCATGGACTTGTCCGTTAAAACTCCCACTGTGATCGCCAGTCGGTCTGGGGAGATGTTTTTGAGTTGTTCGGGATCGTCGGACAACTGGTCTGCCTTTGCAAACAGCAGGTCGGTGTAGGTTTCAGCAGCCATCGCATATTTCTGGCTGAACTCCTTACGCTTCGTCTCCAGAGTGTCAGAATGCCGCCACATGAGCGACCGCACGGTGTCACGGGCAAGTCCTGTGATCTCGGAGGTGGATTTGATGCTCTTGCCCTGTGCGAGCAGCCAGAGGCACTTCGCAGCCGCCTGCGGGTTCCAGAACTCCACACGCTGCCTGTTGCCGTGTTCCTCGGCTCGGCGCATGACCTCTGCGAACCATTCTTGATCTGGTTCTGCGGTTAGTTTCTCGCTCATGGTGGTTAGTTTTACTTCAGCTTTGCGGCGTTTGCAATAGCGGAAGCGTCACCTTTTGCGGTAGACTTCTTCTTGGGTTTCTTGGTGTTTCTTTCCGCTTGAATTTGCTGATATGAGCGATACGCCTCTGGATTTCCAGAACCAAACTGTTTAGCTCGATTGCTTTTAGTTTTTTGGGTTCCCTCGCGCAATATTAGAGGTTTTGCACTTCCAGTAATATCACCAGTTAAAAGCTTATCAAGATTGATACCTGTGACCATTAGTGGCTGCGCTCCAAGCCTTCCCCCAACTTTCTTTTTAGCAAACGCCCGTGGATCTGTTGTGAGTTTTGCTACATTGTGCATTTCCGACAGCGTAGCTTTTTTCTTAAATTTAATCCTCCAAGGATATGCCTTGTTTAATTCTGGTTTGTGTTCTGGAGTCGAACCATCGTACTCTGCAATAGCATACAGATCTCCAAGTTCAGCACCTTCAAACTCTGGTTGGCGATATTCTTTTGCTGCTGTCTCTAGATCAAGACCAAGTTCAACAAGCTTTTTGTATTTAATAGGAAGAGTTTTTGCAGTCAGCTTACTATAGAACATAGGAGCCGCAGCCCAAGGAATTTTATTGAAATAGTTTGATAGATCATCTGCGCTTTCAATCATTTTAGCTGCGTTGCGCCAGTCAGTCTTAACATTTTTGCTGTCTGAATTTATAATGCGCTTCATTGCCTGCTTGATATGATCATTGGCCAATTCTTCGCTAATCTCGCCAGTTGAAACGAGATATTTCCACTTTTCAGCATATGCCTTTCTGGCATCAAGCGAGTTAAGGTGGTTTGCGGAACCTAGAGATGCCAGACCAATAAGTGGCTCGCCATCTTTTTTCCATCTAGTAACAAACGCATCTGCTGCGGCTTTGTCAGTAAATGCCCATCCATCGTTATCTAGATATCCCGGCCCGCCTTTAAAGCTTGCTGTGTACTCTCCGTATTTGACATCACCAACAAGCGACAAGTCAGATGTTAGCACTTGCACTCGCTTGCCTTTGAATGCTGACAACTTTTCTACTGGTTCTGGCAGGAATCGCATCTGACCAGTCTGCGAAATCTTCCGCATCTCTGGGGTGATGTTCACCTTCCAGATTGGAATACTGCCAGTCTCCGCTTCCTCGCCGCTCATGATGTCGGCTTCCACGGATTGCGTCATGTCTGCCTTCTCTACCTTGCCACCGAACTGCTTGACATACTTGCCAACCTCTTTCGGGAGCATGTTGTCGTAGAAGCCTTTCATTCCGCTACCTCCTACTTTAAGGTTATTGCCAGAAAGAACATGATTTCCAGCACCATTTAGCGTATTAGGTTGTATTAGTTTATCAGCAATATCCTTGCCAACATAGTCTACCAGTTTTTCTTGTGATATTCCTGACTCGTCAATAACTCGATTTCCATCTTTGACGGCAACCAATCGCTTGTTTAATGGATCGTAGTTTACCGAATCTACCTGCTTGCTCAGATCAAACCGATCATTCTGCGTCTCTCCAGTCGTCCAACCAATCCAGTCCTTGCCACCATCCACCGCATCACGCAGTGCGCGTTTGAAGAGTTGGATGGGCCAAGTGGTGCGGAAGGGTGCGTCTGGGATCTCGCCACTATCTTCTCCTGCGTACCCCTTCTTCCTCCCCGCTTGATGCCTGTCAGACTGGAACTCCTCCACGAACAATCCCTCGCTACCATCGTCCAGCGTGCGCTCGTTTGTACGCATGTGGGCGACATAGTTGGGGATGTCGGGGAAGTGGGAGGAGGTGTACCCAGACACCTCATCTGTTGGCGTTATATTTGCTAGGTAATCTGAATCTTTAAGTTGCTTTAATTCAACCAAAGCCTCTTCCCTATTTTTATATGTTCCAACAATATCACCTCTGCCATTTCGCAATGTATATCCAGATGTTTTAGGCATCGCCAGCACCACCTCGCGGTAGTTCTCGCCGCCGGGGAGGACGTATTGAGAGAATCGAGTTTGGTCTAAAGGGTTTTGACCAATAATAGCTGTTTCTGTAGTAAGATATCCCGCGTTTGGATTCATCATCCTTGCGGTTGCCTCTTCTTCGGTTGCAAATGGGCCTTCGTCTTCAATCGGATTTGTAATATACCAATCTCCGTTAATTTCCTCAACTTGAACATTTGGTGGCAATTGTGGTTCTGGTGCAATTCCGCTTGGTTGCTTTCTTACAACCTCCTCAAACCTAACCCTTCCCTCGTTACGAAGGTAGTTAAGCAGATCCTCCTTGGACACCTTGCCGTCCTTCTCCAGACTCGCTAGTGCCTGCTCTATGCCGCTCCACTTGATCTCGTCTGCCTTCACTCCACTTCCCCGTGTCGGGTCGATGGTGGCCATGATCTGCTGCGCTGTGGCGCGGGTGGGAACCTTGTCGGTGATGACGCGCTCAAGCTGGGAGTAGAACTTGTCCTCGTCCACGCCCTCTGGCATGAAGCGGGTGGGAGCAGCTTCCCCTCTAGACTCCTTGCTGTCCAAGAAGCTCATAACGGATGAAATTGCAGACTCGGTGCTTGCTTCAGAGTCTCCCCTGCCTGCCCATGTGGTGAATTCTTCCTCAAGGTCTCTCTTCGCTTGGTCAACCTTGTTTAGAATGTCTTGAGGGAAGTATCCAGATGGAGCGTCATTGATGATGAAGTCAAGCTCGTCAATCGCCTCGCGTTCTGTGAGGTTTTCTTCTAGACCATCGCGGATTTCGCGGAGTCTGGTGAGCGTGACATCACCACCCTGCTCACCCTCTGGCATCGCTCGCTGGGCTTCTGGCATGCGGACTTGGCTATCCTCGTAGCTTGGAGTGTAGCGTAGATCCTTTGGCTCGCCATTCTCGTCTAGGATTGGCTCACCTTCTGGGAGGTAGTTGATCTTCACCAGATTGTTCTGGTATGGCAGATTGGTAGATCCAACCATCTGGGTTGCCTTGTTGATCCGATCAAGCCTGTAGGTCTTAACCACTGCGTCAACTTTATCTGACGCGACTAGCGGGTTAATGTCCTTGTGTCCTGCACCAACATTGCCGAACACGGAGTTGATGAATGCCTTGTGAGACTCCCATGCAGCACCATGCTTCTCCTTGAAGTGTGCGTCAGTAGGTTTGCCATCAGCCTCCCCGTGTAGCTCAATCACTTTGTTTACATCACGCAGCATAGCTTCAATGTTGCCCTCGTACAACTGAACACCCTTTTTGCTTGCCGCCTTCTTGGATATGTTGGCATGCATCTGGTTCGTACTCATGATACGAATCAAGATGTTACCCTTCTTGGTGATTTCAACACCATACGGAACCACATCGCGCAGGCTTGGCTCAATCTGGTCGTATCTCCATTTTCCTTTTTTGTTACGCCCAAGTGCCGCTTGGTAGATGATAGAAAAACGATTACCCCTAGTCTCTGGTGCGGCATTCGGATCTAGTGTCGCCTTGGCTGCTTCGTTAAGCATCTCAAGTTGTCGAATTTGCGGGTTGTTGAACCTCCCAGATAGACGAAGTATCCGAATTTGATCTTCGGTTAGATACTTTCCGCTCCAAGTTTGAGTGTCTGGGTTATATGCAAGCTGACCCTCCGCGATGGTCTCACCATTGGCTTGTCTCCTGTTCTGGTCGTCAATCAAAAGCAGACCTGCGGTTGCTCGCATTTCTTCCGTCTCTTTCTTCAACGGCACGAAGTCACCATCCTTATCAAGGAACGGAACCCCGTCAGCGTCACTCTCCCACAATGATACCATTGACTTCAGAATTGGATCGCTCTTGCTGTTGATCTTGAGCTTAACGCCTTCCTTGGCCTTGACCCGTGCCTGATCAAATCCACCCTTTCGGCCAACGGAATCGCTGACCATTTTCTTGAACATCCTGCGGATCTCGGGACTCTGGTACATTTGGCCGCCTAGGAACCCATTTCCTGATACCATCTTACCATTTTTGTCCATCACGCCGCCCAACTTAAAGTGTAGGTCGCGCAAGATGGATGACTTGTTAAGGATAGAATCACCTAGCGCACGAACCTTGTCGTTGATGATCATGCGTCCCGCCATCTTCCCGAACTTTCCGCTCTCGACCAGACCTAGCATGTCTTCAACATTGCTCTCGATGAAGTATTCCTCGGCTAGGTACTTTTCGCTTGGTGCTTGAAACTCTCTTTCGTTGGCGGGTATCTTGTCTCCAATTGCCTCACGCATCTTGATCATTTGTGCGTGTTGCTGGCGCAGGCGATCCACATACTCTTCTTTGAATGCCTCGTATTGCGGCTCGTACTTTCCATCAGCAGTACGAAGAATCCCACCAGTCTGGTATCCATCTCCCACAAGCTGTGCGACAATTCCCTCACCAATCCCGTTGTTCATCATGTGGTGCATGAATTCATGCGTTACCAACGGCTTGATTGGATTGCTGGAGTTTGGGTTGATGTAAATAGTGTTTGTGTTTGGGTCGATTCCACCACCACCAATGGTTGTGAACATCACCCTTGCGCCGGGGTTGGTTGCAGAGAATGTACCAATAGCTCTCCTGTAGTCATCTGGCATGCCGTTAAACATCACCCGTTGCTGTGGGTCGTCTAGCGTCCTGTAGAAGTTAATTGCATTTCCATTCTGGAGGGAACGAATCTTCTGCTTGCTTCCCATCGTAATAGCACCAAGACCACCACCAGCACCTCCGAAAAACAAAGATTCTGACAACGCTTCTCCAATTGACCCCGCATCCATTTTGCCACCCTCTGCGACATATTGGAATGCGAGGTCGGCTGGGACTGCGGCTAGAACACCCTTAGTTGTTCTTACTCCTAAGTCAGTAACTCTTCCACCAAGAGTAGCGGTATCCATAAGCCCGGCAATGGCGCGGTTGACTGGGCCTTGATTTGGCATTGCGTATATACGCTTCCAGAAACCAATATCCGCGCGGGACTTCATGGCTTCCTTGCCTACCAAGTTAATGAATTTTCCAGCACCCTCAATAAACGGAGCAGTAGACCATGCGGTCTTTATTGCCGCAGGGATAAATGCCGCTGGGCCTAGCCCCGCTGCTGCTCCAACTGTTCCTAGACCAGAGAGCGATGAAATCTTGTTCATCGCGTTGTAAGCCTTATCAACGCCAATCTTGGATGCCAATTTCGACAATCCCTTGTCGATCCCGATCATGTTGCGACCAACATACTCAAGAGTTGACCCAACCATAGTAATCGGCATGTAAGGAACCTCCTTGGCCTTCTGCATCATCTGGTTGAACTTGTCAGCAACGGTTGCGTCCTTTGTTAGCGTTGCTAGGTCGTCGCTTACACGGGTAATCTCGTCCTGCAACCCTCCGAAACGCACGCTAGCCTCCTGCGCCTTGCGCCTCAAAGCATTTGCGGTGGTAGTTGCACTATTGGCACGATCCACAAATCCACGCTGGGAAAGTTTTGCGGCAGTATCTTCAGCCCTCGCAGCTTGTTGCTCAATGGCTTTAACTGTAAGTTGATATTCTGCCGCTTGCTTTTGCAGGGCAGTTAAATCTTGTGTCTTGGAAAGCATCCTTTGTGCTTTCTGTTCCGATCTCAAAAATGCTCCACTTATCGGGGCAGTAACCCCACGGGCAACCTTAAATGCAGCACCAAACGCCGCCGCCTCTGGGGTTGCTGGGTTGAGGACAGATCCAGCCAACCCCATTGCTTTGCCTTGGGCTATTTTTTCCTGTGTCGCTTCCGGGCCGAGCAACTCTGCGGCTTGTTGGTATGACTTAACGAACTCTGTAACTCCTGTAAGTTGATCTACAGCTTCAGCAACGCCAACATTTGCGACATCATTTAGAATGCGTTCTCTGGCTTGCCTTGTAATCAATACTGCCTCGTCTTTGTTGGCTGCATTGGTAAGTGCCATTAGTTGCCTTTGTGCAATTGGGAAAGGCCCAGCAGCAGTAGCCCTAGCAATCAATTCACCAGCACCAAGCAACGTAGCAACGCTTTGATCAGAGAACTCCTTGATCGCCTCTTCTGTTCTAATTCTTGTGGCTGCTTTTTGCTCTGGTGTTCTAAATGCCTTGGAAACATTTTCAGAAATGTCACCAACTTCCTTTTGACCTCTAAGAATTTGTTGTTCTGGCGTGGAAATTACTTCTGAAACAACATTAACAATAGGTTCCGCTTCCTCGTAAAGCGCAGCACCAAGGTCTTGAGTGGACTTCCATAGTTCTTTAACTCCAGCCGAAAACCTTTCCCCCATCCCTCGCCCATCATCGTCCAGATTTAACTCCTCTGCCTTGCCGTAAAGATTAAGGTTCTCTGGCTCAAGCAAGTCCTCACGCTTAGAAAGCACTGCTCTCCCAGTGTCGTTTAGCGTGTAGTCATCGTTAAGTGCGCCAACCTTTTTCAAGGAAAGTGCCATCTGACCGCTCTCTGTAACCTGCCCGTCCGGGGTAGCATACCCACGCGCAACTAGATCATCAACAGATTTTACAGCTGGGAACAACTGGTTGTCATACAATGGTTGATTGTTCGCATTGTAAGTTGGTACGGCAAAGTCTTGAGGAAGTGCCGCAACATCCTCTGGAGCGGCATCCTTTACAGCCATGCTCAGGCTGTGTTGTTCAAGGGCTTGTTTTAGTGCGTCCCGTTGTTGGGGGGTCATTGTGGTTATCGTGTTGGAAAGAATATAGATTCAAGTCCCATTGGAGTAACCGCAGATGGTTGTGATTGCGGTTGGGCTTGTGGTGCTGGTTGAGTTGTACCAGCACCCTGTCCACCTTGCAATCTGCTTTTTAGGCTATTAACCCTGTTGAAGTATTGAATCTCATCCCGGAACAATGGAACTGCTTCTGGATTGTTAAGGATGTCTTCAGCTTTGGTTTTCTGCCTTTTGGATGCTGGTGTTGTGCCAGTAGCTGGAGTCATTGGCATAACCTCAAAGACGCTTTCATCCAATCCTAGCTTCTTACCTGCCCTTACCGTACCGCTTGCAATACGCATGAGCGTACTTTGCGCGGACTTCCAGTCTTGAGCAAGGTCGAGGTCGTTGACAGCACGTTGCAATGCCATCGTTTCCTTCTCGGACATGCCAGCAGCAGTTCCGCTTTGCGCCTTGATGTCTCGCATCGCCTGCACCAAGTCTTGTCCTTTAAGGTTGTTGTAAAGAGCATACACATCACCCTGAGTACGGGCAAGCTCGCGCAGCGTAGCCTCTGGAATGGATTTGCCGAAAACCTTGTAACCCTCTGGGTGGTTGGCAAGCTTCTGTGCGGTATCAAAACGGCTCAAAATTGCCTCTGCTGCCGATCTGTCACCAACACGCTTTGCTGCCTTTGTGATTGCGGCCACATTGCGCTGGTTGTACTCCGTTTCCGACATGACCTGTGCGCCTTTGGACTCTGGCTGCATCAAAAGTTGCAATTGCAACTCGTCAACCACATCCTGTGAAGGGGCAGTTTTTGGGTCTTGGTACGCTTGATTTAGTGCGCTATTGTAAAGGTTTTGTTTTCTAGGAGTAAGCTCGGTAAGTCTTTTCAGTTCTTCGCTAGAAGCTTGTGCCTGTTTTACTTGCGACTCTTTCGCCATCAACCCAAGACCAGCACTTTTTTGTTCTGGTTTAGGTTCCTGTTCTCCAATACGCTGCACGCCACCTTCTGGTGTTGGTGGAACTGCGGTTAGTTCTTGGAAGCTTGGTGGGCGGGTTCTGGAGGCTTCTGGCGGCAGATTTCCAGCATCGCCTTGAGGAAGTCCGGGTAACACAGAACCGGGTTCTCCTTGAGGAATCGGCCTACCATCCATGTCGTAATTTTGATACAAGGCACGATCAATTGCCTCAACATCAAACTTTTTGTATTGCTGTTGTTCAATTGGCTTACCCTCTGCGGTTAAAACCGTACCAGAAGTCGTAATCAAATTTCCTCCTTTTGTCTTTGTGTAGCGTGAGATATTTCCAGACTCGTCTTCTGAAAGAATAACCAGTGGTTGACCCTTAGAGTCTTTTGCTGGCTCAAAATTTGCTTCAGCATTGGCAACCATTTGAGCCAAGTTTTTCATGTGTCCTTTAACCGCAGCTTGAGATTCATCAAATGGAGAACTTAATGCCAATTGAAGACCTTCAATAGTTGGGTTAATTTCACTAGCTGAAATTCCAAGTTCTTGCGCTCTTGCGATTGCTTGAGCAGCAGCATTAACATCTGCACCAGCCATACCGGGCAGAACAGAGTCATTAACTGGAGTTAAATTTGGATCAATTGCACTCGCATCCACTCCACCTTGAGCAGGCGTTCCTGCTGCACGACCATAGCCACGACTTGATGCCTGTGGACGACCATATCCACCACCAAAGTATCCCGGCATTCTCCCCACTTGAGCCTCCTGCACTGCCACGGCACGCATGCTGGTGTTCTGCTTCAGCAAGTCTTGCACACTAGCACCCAACGCACCACGAACCTGCACGGGGGTGTTCTCGTCCTTCATGGAAAAGATGAGGTTGTCGTAGTAAGGTGCTTGTTGTGGATCCATGATCTTCGCGGCTTCCGCGATCTTAATGCCAAGCTGTGCTGACTTTTTAGCCTCCCCCTGCTGCTTGAAGTAGTCGCCAGCTTGAGTAATTACTTGCCCAATCCCAGCTCCTAAATTAGCCATCCCCTGTGCTTGGATCTCCGCAGCCCTTGTAAAGCCAGAGTAATCCTGCACAAACATCCGTGGGTCTACACCTGCTCCTAGCATCTGTCCTTGTCCGTATGGCATATTATTATATTTTAATTAACCCCATTTTTGTCCAGCAACTTTAGTTGCAGACCCAGCAACCTCTCCAATTGCTCCCCACATTGCCGCGTTCTGCATAGCTTTAGCTTGAGCATTCGCTTGAGCGGCGGCAAGTTGATTTTGCCTGTTAGCTGCACCAAGGTTAAGAGCAGATCCAACATCAAAAAGTTGAGGTTTACCAGCACCGATAGCGTCAAGTCCAAGGCCCATCATCTGGTTGCCAACTTGATACGAGAGCGGCTGGCTACCAAGAAGCTGAAGGCCCGGTTGCGTGTAAAACTGACCAGCCATATTAAAGGCATTAGCTCCAGCTTGTGCGGCCTCTGCTCGCTTCCGTGCCATAATGTCCTCTCGACCCATGATCTCAGAGGCAATGGCGGCATTACCCCCAACGCGACCAGCGGCTTGTGCGCCCTCTCTGGCGGCTTGCTGGTACATTCGCTGTTGCTCTGGGGTAACGCCCTGTGCAGCGGCGTATGCGCGTTGTGACTCTTGTTGTGCCTGTTGTACGGCACTTGCCTGTTCTGGTGATAGTCCCGCCATCAACCCACGAGTAAGCCCAGCCTGTCCAGTCATCTGACCAAGTTCAGCCTCACGGGCGGCCCCAAGTTGTTGCGCTGTTTGTTGGGTGAACTCTGGATTCATTCCAAGTAATCCCAATCCAAACTGGGAAACATCAGCAAGGTTTTGACGCTGGAACTCTGGTCGATATTGTTGCTCGAACGACAAAATGCCCGGCATTGACTGCTGAAATGCCGACAATAACGAACTAATATCTTTGGAGTAGTTCGCTTTTGGAGCTGAAACTGATTTAGGCTTACTTCCCATTGGATTAACTTTCTTTTAACTTTAAATAAAACTTATAGATGTCGTGGATTCTT